GCCTGAGGCTGACGAGATTATCACCCGCTTGAGCGGTGGTCTCGTCATTGGGGACGTTTTGAGCTCCCGTGCTCGGGATCAAGCTCCACGTCCCCCACCGCCTCTTATCTCTGGTGTGCGCATCCCTAGAGAGGGTCCCGCGCCAGAGGACCTCCGCTCTTGTGCTTCGACTATTCGGAGCAGCGGAGGTCGGGGTGGCCGCAAGACCGACAAGGAGTACGCCGCATTGCGGCGCGCTGGTCGACTTGCGTCTGTGGCTGCCCCAATCCTGGATGCCCCTGACCTTGAGGGTGCCGTCGGTCAGCTGACTCTCCCCACAAAACGTCGGGTTGAATCGGGTCGGCTGGATCGTGAGTACTCACTTGGAACCCACGATGTTGGTCCTCGTGTTCCGTTTGGCCCCTGTGAATGGGGCCCTCCGGCCGGAGGAGACTACAAGTGTGGGGACTCGCCTTTTGGCGAGTTTCAGCCAGGGGCGTCTGGCCTGAGGAGGACGTTTGGCCAACATGGGCACCCCACCATGGCTAATGAGCGCGTGAGAGCGGAGAGTTTCATCTATTGTGAAGCGGTTGAGAAGTATTTGCACCCGAAGGACGTGGTCATCGATGTCGGTGGAGCTGCGGGCAGCGTCCATCGGAGCAAGGCGCGGCGTGTGTGGAATCAGTTCCCCACCGTGCTTCTCGATGACTGCGCTCGTTGGGAGTCCGTGCAAAACCTCCTGATTCATGATGTTGCCACCCACCGCTTCGTTGTGAAGTTTGGCATCCTGCAAGGGTGCACGCACAAGTTGTCGGACTGTGTGTGTCCACCGATGGAGGTTACTGAGCGGGGAAGAGTCTTCATGGCTATCCATTCCGCCTACTACCTCTCGGTGTTGGACCTTGATCGTCTGGCTCCAGGTGACATCCTTTACATCGCCGCTCACATCTACCGTGGTGATTGTGGAGCTATTGCTGGTGAGTTCACGTGGAAGCGGGAAGCTGGCGGTCCGAATGGACGGATCGTCATGACCCCAAACAAGATCGATGGAACTCGGTATGTGCATGATGATATCACGCCCTACCTTGAGCTCGGTTTTCGTGTTGGCAAGAAGTCTTTCGTTGGGCAGGTTGCTATGGTGTTTGGGGCTACTGTCGTTGGTCGGTATTTTGTTACCCATCACCAGGAGCTCCACGCTGCCCTGCCTCAATGGAAGACTGGTCAAGGGCACGTTGCCCCAGTAGCCCCTCCTGTGGTTGCGCACCCCGTGGTCGTGCCCCCACTGGCTGCCCCTGCGTTCCCGCAGGTTGTGGCGCCAGTGCCCGCGGTCGCCCCTGTGGTCGTCTTGGACACGGTCGGAGCTCGCGTTGACCGGTTGGTCAGCGGTGTGACCTCCGTCTGTGAAGGGATTCGAGGCTGCTTTATTGGGCCTCTCCCGCCCAGGGTGATCCCAGAGGGCGCTAAGTTGGAAAAGGGCAAGGAGACTGCGATGGCCGCTGGTCGGATGATGGCGGTCGTTGGTAACGACCGTGATTCCCGGGTGGTCGCGGGTCAGATGCAACTCGTGCACAACAACGTCCTTCGGATGTGTGACGTCGACACGATTACCGGAGCCCACCTCGTGGCAGCTGAACTGCCCAAACGCCGCCAAGCGCAGGCCATCCTGCAGCGGGCGGTGAACGAGGACTGGTGGGCTCGGGTTTGGCTGGATTGGGGGTTCAAGTTCACGCGGACTTGGTTTGTGCGACTGTTGCTCACACTTGTGAGTTCGATCGCCATAACCTATTTGCTCCGCAGGACTAAGAGTCCCCTCCGGCTGCTCCGTGCCGTCGCCGCCATGACGCATGAGAAGAGCAGGGTTCGGGTGATGGCGACGGTGGCTGAAGGGATTGCGGCGCTGAACGAGAGTTCTAGCGCTGCATGTGTTCCTGATAGCCTCATGCCTAGCCCAGGTGGCCCTGCTCAGTTTGGTGGACATTAGGGATCCGTGGGGCTAGTCGACGCCTATGGTCACCTCGACACCAAGAACTTCCTGACACCTTGTCTCTTCGGGTCATGGAGGTTGGCGTCGAATGTTGGGGACACCATATGCTTGGGCTGTGGTGATCCTCGCAAATTGGGTGACCATGTTTGCGTTTTGACGAGCCCCAGCGGAACGTGCTTGGGGGAATCCTCTAGGGGGGCTGAGTTGTTGGGGTGGTGTACTAGGTTGTCGTATGTCTGTCGGAAGTGCGCTTGCAACGCCCATAACGCGTTGTGCAACCGCCACGGGCTGAGACAACCGGAAATCACTACCACATTCGACCGCTCCCTGAAAAGCTTCCTCCCGCACATGGCGCGAGTGAGACGCGAGTACGAAGTCGAGATGGTGGAGGGTTATGAGAAGTGGATCAAAAAGTGGCCTCTGGTGAAACAGAAGCAATTCGCTGATTCTATTCTTCGTGATACCCTTTGCCCCGACAAGTGCAGCGTGATGGTTAAGATTGAGGGCAGTCATGACATGCCGACTCGTGCCAGGTTGATCCAATATTACCGGAATCTCTGCACACAAGCTCAGTACGGACCGCAATTTACTTGCGTCCAGAAGGCTGTGTGCCGTGTTTTTCGGGATTGTTGGGTCTCCGAAGCGATCGACGTGACTATTGCTAGTGGTATGAACGCAGAAGACCTCTCTAAATGGATGGAAGACCGTGTGACTCGTGGTGCCCGTACTTTTTACGAGCGCGATGGGAAGAACTGGGATTCCACCATGCAGGGGGCTCATAGTCGCTTTAAGTGCGACTTACTGCGCTCAGTTGACCCAGACCTCGTCAAATTCATCGAATCTTGCTTTAGCGTCAAGGCCTTTGGCCTGTTCCGTGAGGGGGTGTTGAGGTACACACTGGACGGCACTGTGAAGTCTGGACACAACGACACGAGTCTCGGTAACGGGTTGATTAACGCGGGTATTGCTTTTGAGGCCTTTGAGGCTCTTGGCTTGTCCTGCTCGATCCTCGTAGCTGGAGATGACTTGCTCGTTGCTATCTATTCGGATTTCGATCTGGACGCCGTTGTTGAGCTTGAGAAGGAGTTTGGCATTGTGCCCGTTGCTCGGAAATTTCTGAGCCCCGCCGATGTATCGTTCATCTCTGGCATCTGGCTCTCTGATGGTTTGAAATGGTGTTTTGTGCCCAAATTAGGTCGCCTAATTGCCCGATTATGGTGGACTACTAACGCTCCTGGAAAGAAGACGCGGAACGCCTATATTGTAGGCGTTGCCCGCGGTCTCTTGCCCAGTTGCGGAGATGTCCCCGTGCTCCGGCAGTTTTTGTTGCGATTCGATAAGGGTGGAGAAGCACTGATGACGAATCGTTATTGGGAGTATAAAACCAGTGTCGTTAGGTGGAGCGACGGGATCTGGACGCACTTGGCTAGTCGTTATGGGGTGTCGGT